ATTCGATTCAAATCTCAAAGATTTTCTACGAAAGATTTATTCAAAATGCAGAAATCTCCCTCTTCTCACCTCACGATGTTCCAGGTCTTTATGATGCTTTTGGAACTGAATTGTTTGATGATCTCTATACAAGTTATGAATCTGATGGATCGATTCCGCGCAAGACTATTGGGGCGCAAGAACTTTTCCTAGACCTCTTGAAAGAGAGAGCAGAAACTGGTAGACTCTATATCATGAACATTGACCATTGCAATTCTCACTCATCCTTTACGGATAAAGTTGAGATGAGCAACTTGTGTCAAGAAATTACTCTTCCTACTAAACCACTGCAACACATTGACGATGAAAATGGGGAAATTGCTCTCTGTATCCTTTCTGCTATTAATATTGGTAAAATTAGGGATCTGGAAGATCTTCAAGTTTTGTGCGATCTTGCTGTTAGGAGTCTTGATGAACTCATTGATTTTCAGGGATATCCAATCCGAGCAGCAGAGATCGCTACAAGGGCACGACGTTCCCTTGGAATCGGTTACATTGGACTAGCACATTATCTTGCTAAGAATGGTGTTTCATATGAGGATCCTGAGGCATGGAAACTAGTTCATGATTTAACTGAGGCATTCCAATACTATCTCATTGATGCAACAGTTGATCTTGCAAAGGAAAAAGGTGCATGTGAGTATAATCATCGAACAAAATATGGTCAGGGAATTCTTCCAATTCATACATATAAACATGATGTGGATGAAATAGTACCAAATGAGCTTCACTACGATTGGGAGGGTCTTAAAACTAGGGTACTCAAATACGGTGTACGGAACTCAACATTGTCCGCACAAATGCCTTCGGAGAGCAGTTCCGTTGTGTCAAACGCAACAAATGGAATTGAACCACCTAGAGGATATTTGTCCATTAAGAAAAGCAAAAAGGGACCACTCAAACAGATTGTTCCGCAATATGCAACTCTTAAGAATAATTATACGCTCCTTTGGGATATGGGGTCCAATCGTGGTTATATTAATATTGTTGCTGTGATGCAGAAGTTCTTTGACCAAGCAATCAGCGGCAATTGGAGTTATAATCCACTACAGTATCCAGACAACGAAGTTCCAATTTCAGTGATGGCACAGGACCTTCTGACTACATACAAATACGGTTGGAAGACTTCTTATTATCAGAACACATACGACTTCAAGACTGATGAAGTAGATGAATCTACAGAGTCTCTTGATAATTTAATTTCACAGTTAGAAAACGCAGAGGAGGAAGAGTGTGAGTCTTGTAAGATTTAAGACAAACAGCAACAGCAAACCAATGGTCGATTCGATGACCGTGTTCAATTCAGAAGTAGTTGACACTAAAAAACAACCAATGTTTTTTGGTAAACCATTGGGTATTCAGAGATATGATTCTTACAAATATCCAATCTTTGATAAACTCACAACACAACAATTGGGATACTTTTGGAGACCTGAAGAGGTTTCCCTCCAAAAAGACCGTGCGGACTATCAGACATTGCGTCCTGAGCAAAAGCACATTTTTACCAGCAATCTTAAATACCAGATCATGCTGGATTCTGTACAAGGGCGCGGTCCTGGGATGGCTTTTATCCCATACTGCTCATTACCTGAGTTAGAGGCATGTATGGAGGTCTGGGGGTTCATGGAGATGATCCACAGTCGCTCTTACACACATATCATCAAGAACATCTATCCAGATCCTTCGGATGTGTTTGATCACATTCTGACTGATGATCGTATCGTAGAACGTGCTGCCAGCGTTACTAAAGCATATAATGATTTTATTAATGCTGCTCATCAGTATGACAACAGCAATGAGTGGAAACATGCATTAGAAGAAGTCCCCACTGCCCTAGAATCAAGGTATGAACTCAAGCGCAAACTCTTCAGAGCAGTTGCAAACGTTAATATTCTTGAAGGTATTCGCTTCTACGTATCCTTTGCTTGCAGCTTTGCGTTTGGCGAACTCAAACTTATGGAAGGAAGTGCCAAAATCATTTCCTTGATCGCTCGCGATGAGAATCAGCATCTTGCCATCACTCAGAATATCCTGAACAAATGGAAGAATGGTGATGATCCTGAGATGGCAGCAATCTTCAAAGAAGAAGAGCAGTGGTTGATTGAAACCTTTGATAATTGTGTTAACCAAGAAAAACTTTGGGCAGAGTATCTGTTCAAAGATGGATCTATGATTGGTCTTAATGATAAACTGCTACAGCAGTATGTGGAATGGATTGCCAATCGTAGAATGAAATCAATTGGACTTAAACCAATCTATGACGTACCCGCAAAGAATAACCCACTCCCCTGGACGGAACATTGGATTTCGTCGAAGGGTCTTCAGGTTGCTCCTCAGGAAACTGAGGTTGAGTCTTACATCGTCGGAGGAATCAAGCAAGACGTTAAAAAAGACTCCTTTGCAGGATTCAGTCTCTGACTCATACGCAACATACAGAGAGGCAGCAAAATTAGATGCCTTTCTATTTGGTGACTATGATGGATATGATTCTTTTAGAGAGGACTAAGGTCCTCTCTTTTTTTATAAATATCCTTATAGGAAAGTTGTGTCCGTCAGATGAAGTCGTTTCATAGTTTTATAACTGAGAAGAGAAAAAATCCTGACAGACCTGGTGGACCAGGACCCTCTCAAGTTGAAAGATCTACTGCAAGGTCAAATACTTCTAGACCCACTGTCAATCCTCGTGGAAGATTGAGTGTTGATGACATTCTTAGAGGTGGTCGTCCAAAAGGTGCCGCTGCTGCTGTAGCAGGACCAGAGGGTCTTTTTAGTGGTGGTGAACTTGATCAGTCTGATGCAGCCGCCGCGAGAAAGTCTGGTGCGGATAGAACAGGTGGACCACCACCTAATGAACGTCAGGTAGGAGCACAAAAACCCCGTAGTAGATTTGTTAAAGGGCAAGGATACACTATCCCTACTCAAGGGAAACCAGCAACTAGAATTCCTGGCGGAACTGGAACATATTCTGGTAGTTTGCGAAAGGGAACATTAAAGTTTTCTGGTGATTCCAAGTATAATAGACTGCTTAGGAAGTTAACAACTGATGTTAGACCTCTTACATCTGGAACTGGTGTAAAAAAAGAGTTTAAACCTGAACCCACTTCAAAACCTAGAGTAGTAAGAGGTGCAAACACACTTGCAAAACCACCAAAACCTCCTGTAATTCCAAAACCTTCTACATCTCAACCATACAGAAACTTGGGTATTGGTCCAGAAAAAGTTGGAAAAGGTCTTAATGTCAAAGGAGTAGGAGCATCTAACCCTGTTAGAGTTCCTCGCTCTCAACCATACAGCAATTTGGGTCTTGGTCGTGAGAGGGCAGGGCAAAGAGTTGTTAATAGACGTGTAAAAATTCGTCTTAAAGAACCAACACAACTACCAAAACCACCAGTATCTTCAACTGCCGTAGCAGATAAAGTAGTACAGCAAATGCAAGATGCTGCTAAAAAGAAGTCCGCATCTCGTCTTAGAACTCTTGGTCGCGTAGGAAAGGGTCTTGGTGTGGTTGGTGCTGGTCTTGAGGCACAGGGTGAATATATGAGACGTAAAGAAGATCTCAAACAGGATACAGCGACCGCAGTAACAGGTGCAGCAACAAGAACTGGTGGTGGAGCTGCTGGTGCTTTTGCTGGTGGAAAAATTGGTGCAAAATTAGGTTCCGTTGCTGGACCTAAAGGCGCTTTAGTTGGTGGAGTTGCTGGCAGCATTTATGGATATATGGTTGGTGCCGATAAAGCAACACAAGCATTTGATAAAGTAACAAGTGGTGCTAAGAATTTTGATCCTGTTTCATTTACTAATTTCCGCAAAAAATCTAAGAGAGCTCAATCTGCTTCTAAATAACAATAAAGTGTCTTTATAAGATGGAACCATTAAGTCCAAAACAACTAAGAGAATTAAATTCCATATATGGTTCAGTTCATCCTAAAGTAGAAGAACTGAGTGCGGAAGATATTCTCTTACAAGTGAGTGAAGAAATTTATAATAAATTAATTGAAAACGGACTTTTATCTGAGAGTGCAGTAAGCAACCCAGAAATTGTTACTAAAACACTTATCTCAGAAATTCCACTTCTTGCACCTCTTGCATGGACTGCCTTGGCAGCAGGTGCCGGAGTTGCTGCCGATCAATTTCTGACCAAAGGTGCTTACACTCGCCTTGCTGGTCGAAGAACAAAAGACTTTATAAAGACGGCTGGAGAACATGGTGCTGAAATGCACAAAAAGATGGACCAAGAAGAGAAGCAAAGGCAGAATCCTGGTTCTACTGGACCTACTGGCGGTTCCACAGGACCTACAGGTCCCACAGGTCCTACAGCACCTACTGGCGGTCCTAAAGGACCTACAGGTCCTACAGCACCTAAAGATCCATATACTCCTGAGGTGATAAATGACCCCGACCGTTACATATACCAGGGTCAGGAATATAGAATTGAAAACGGAAAAGTTGTCAAGGTAAAGAAATGAACCAAAACATAGTAACTAGAAATGGTAAAAAGGGATTTATTGGTCCTGACGGCAAGTTTTACGAAATTCCCCAACCAAACACCACTGATAGGAGAATACCTCGCGAAGACCAGAGCGCATTAGATGCAATGGGGAGTATTATAAAAAATACTCTTACTGGTAAAGGTGCGGAAGGTATCAGGAGAGATGCCACCAGAGCTAATCCAAATTATGTTGGACCTGGTGGTGGTAGACCAACAATAACTCAGAGTCCTGATGAATACTTTGGAACTAATATACCCCCCAAGTCTGAAACCCCAACACCTCTAGAAGTAGACCCTTACAAGGGTGATAAGGATTCCAAAAATAACTCTGACAAGGATGATCCATCATCTAACACACCAACTCCCATACCAAGTTCAACTCCTTCTACTTTAACTCCATCAAAGGATGAGAAGAAGTACAAGTTCTCTGACAAAAGTGGTTCTTATAATCTAACTAAGGCGGAAATCAACCGCAAGTATGATGATCTTCGCTATGGTAAAGATGGCAAAATCAAACCTGCTGATCAATTAGGAAATGCAAAAGATTTCGGTCTTAATGCAAACGCAGCAGTATTTCCCAATCAAAAGATTTTTGTTAACCCAAAAACAGGTACGCCGGTAAGAAAGAGTTCAACTTCAAATCCTACCACTGCAGCAACAGGTTGTGTGAATCCTAGAACTTATGCTGCGGAACTTCAACGAACCACAGATGCTCTATCTAGCAATTTTGGACAATCAAATATAGGCGATATTAAATCAGCATCCGAGAGAGCGAACATCAACCGCAAGAATGTGAATAAAGAAGCATACGATATGGTGCTTGACTATCTCCTCTCTGAGGGACATGTAGAGACCGTAGAAGAAGCACATTACGTCATGCTCCAGATGACCTCTGAGCACGTCCAGGACATTGTAGAAGGTGTGGGATATTCTAATCCCAGTGTTGGTGGTAAACCAGTCATGAACCCTAAAGGACATCCCAAAGCAGGCGAACCCATGTCTTTCAATAAGGCAGAAACTGATGGTGTAAACGAGTATAGAAAGGCAAGCAAAAAGGCTGGTAAGAAAATCTACGCAGACGAACCACTACCTAAAAAATGAAGACGTATAAGCAGTTCTCAGAACACCTTTATTCTGAAGGTGTTATGGATTGGTGGAACAAGGGCAAAAATGTTCGTGTTCCCAATGAGAATAAAGCGTCTTGGAATAACTTGATGAAAGATGATGTGAAGCAACTTACACGTTCTAATAAATCTTTCAAAGCGGGTGAAAAAGGTATAAGGGGATTGAGACCTCTCAGTGCATTCACACCCAGAATGATTAGGACTGGACCTACTCCAGCAGTTCGTCAGGCGGTGGAGAGACCTCTGAGAAGTGCTAAAAAAGTTTTACAGGTAGGCGGTGCTATTGGTACAGCTTTACTAGGGCTTGACAAATTCAAGTAAAGTCAATAGACTAGGTTTGTCCCGGTTAAAGATAAATAATAACTTAATATTATAAATATAGTATGAGTTATGAGAATCCCTGGTGTTTTAGGGGACAACCTTTTTTATCTGAGGATATTGACGATAACTTCGGTTTTGTCTATCTTATTACAAATACACGATCGGGTAAAAGGTACATCGGTAGAAAGTACTTCTGGTCATTCAGAAAACCACCTGGTAAAAAGAGGAGAGTGAAACAGGAATCTGATTGGCAAAAGTATTACGGTTCTTGTCCAGAATTAAAAGAAGATCTCAATCTATACGGCAAAGAGATTTTCAATAGAGAAATTTTAAGTCTTCACGATACAAAGGGTAACTGTAATTACGAAGAGACAAAGCAGTTATTCTTAAATAATGTCTTAAGCGAAGCTCTTGACGATGGGTCACCTGCATACTATAATGCTAACATCCTAGGCCGTTACATGCGTAAAGACTATGGTAACTTTGGAAGAGACCTGTCTAAAGACAACTGACTGGTCAATTGATCGCATACATACTCTCTGTGAATCCAATAACTTTACTAGCATTGAGGACGCTTTTGCAATTCATGGTGAATTTTGTGAGTGGTTGGACCCAAATTTTCTAACTCATGACATAATCTCACTAGAATACATAGGAGACAAGCATGACGACTAGTCACGGACCTTCTAAAGAATTTAAGGATAGAATTTTAGAAGAATGTAAAAGGTTGAATAACGCGGGCGAGCACATTGAGGCATCGCATCTCTTTAGAACTTACTTCCCTGAGGAGGAAAAATTAATTTATGATAATTGAACTATTATTAGCATTAACTCCATCTGATTATCAACATTTGGCAAAGGTTGTACAGGTTGAAGCAGCATCAAATACACCAGATGAATTTTGTGTTGCTGCATCTGTGCTTAACAGAGTAGCATCTGATAGATTTCCAAATACGGTTTTTGGAGTGGTCTATGCTCCAGGTCAGTACGAGGGCATATATACTAAAAAATCAATTCTCCCGAATCCAAAACTTGTAGAGAGGTTAAGCTCTGTACAGGGCAGGAATAATATATTATTATGGTCAAGGATTCTCAATGGTAGAACCGATTACAAAGGGCAATCTATGTTGAGATATCGGGTTTCTTCTGAAGATCCGATGTGTCATTCCAAAGGAAACTTCTATCACTATTATTGGCAGTAATGAAATTTAAGGAACTACTTCGTGGTGCATAATAAAAAATGACAGAAGACTGGAGATTTACTGACGAACGTATGCAGTTGAGAGCTGCTGTGTTTCGTGCTCTACAACATCACCTTGACGAGAACTGTAGAGCAGTATATGAGTTTTGCCATAATTGGGTAAGTCAAGGTAATAAAGATACAACTAACATTGAATTTTATTTTCAGGAGTACTTACGTGATGTTCATCAAGAAAATGTCTGGAAACTTGAGAGTTGCCTTAACATCAATCCTCATGAGCAGTTGCTTCCTCGTACCGACGATGAGGGTGGAGAGCAAGACAATTCAACTGACAGATCCAATTAAAGAGGA